ATGAAACGCTATGATCACTTATATGAAAAGATTTATGACCTTGAAAATTTAAGAAAAGCACACCAACACGCAAAGAAAGGAAAAGGTTGGTACAAAGAAGTTCAGGAGATTGACAAAGAACCTGACAAGTACCTGAAACAGATTCAGGAAATGCTTATCAACCACACTTACAAAACATCTGATTATGAGGTGTTTTATAAACAGGACGGTAAGAAGTTAAGGAAGATTTACAAACTGCCTTATTTCCCTGACAGAATTTGTCAGTGGGCTATCTTACAGGTTATTGAACCCTGTATCATCAATAACTTAACTGCTGATACCTATTCAGCAATACCAAACAGAGGTATACACAAGGGTCTGACAAAATTGCAAACAGCAATGTGGAATGACCCGGAAGAATGCAAGTATTGTTTAAAACTGGACGCAAGACATTATTATCAGTCAATCAACCACGATCTTCTGAAAGAGAAGTATTCAAGAATGTTCAATGATAATGAACTATTGTGGTTATTGAATGAAATCATTGACAGCATTGAAACAGCAGAGATCGAGGACTTATCAGCAATCTATCTGTTGGAAGAAGATATTGACCCTGAAACTGGTATACCGATAGGAAATTACTTATCACAGTATTCAGGCAACTATTATTTTTCAAGTTTTGATCACTGGATAAAAGAACAGAAGCACGTTAAATACTACTTCCGTTATATGGACGATATAGTTATTTTTGGCAAGACGAAAGAAGAACTGATTGCCTTGAAGAAAGAGATTGATATTTATTTCAGGAATGAACTGAAATTGAATATAAAAGGAAACTGGCAGGTGTTCCCATCTTACATAAGAGGTGTTGACTTCTTAGGGTACAGAACATTTTACAAGTATACATTACTTAGAAAAAGCACCTGTTTGGAAATGGAAAAGAAAATGACCGCTATCAGGAACAAAGTAGAAGCCGGGAACATGATGAACTATTCAGAGTGGTGTTCAATCAATTCTTACAAAGGTTGGTTGAAATATGCTGATACTTTCCGGCTATATCAAAAGTATGTTGTACCGCTGTTACCTTATGCGGATGATTATTATATACGCAACATAAAACCAAACACAAAGAAAGGATTGAATGCAGCATGATTGATTATGGAAAACAGAAAAGCACTGTCAGACCGGAAGAACTGGAACTGACAGAAACAAAAGTATTTGTCAGTTCCAATATCACAGAAGTGAACGAAGATGAAACTGACGGACAGCCGGGATTTACCGGATATGAATTTGACCTTATCGAGTATGACAAGGACGAATACATTAAAATTCAGGCAGAAAAGAATGCTGATCTTGAAAATGAAATTACACAGGCACAGATTGCTATGTGTGAAATCTATGAAATGATGGGATAAGAAAGAAGGTGTGAAGTATGGCAAAGATTTATGCATCACTAATCATTAAAGGTGTTAAAACACTGGACGATGTACCGGACAGACTGAAAGAAACTGTCAAGGCTATTTTAGAGGGTGATAACTGATGATACGTCAGTTGATCATAAAAATTCTATTCAGAAAGGATGTGCAGACTATGGCAATTATCTATGCAACCCTGATCATTAAGGGTAAGAAAACATTTGCTGATGTTCCTGATCGTATCAAGGACAAAGTAAAGGAAGTTTTGGTTGATCTTGATTGTCCTGAATTAGCAGAATAATCAACAGACAAGGAAATTATCACATACACGAAAACAACCGCCATATGACGATTATATAACGTCAGAAGCGGTTGTTTTTGCGTACAGAAAGGACAACAGACCATTGGAACAATTTATTTATTCAACGTACACGATTGTTTTACCAATCATTGTCACTGCTCTTATGGGGTATGTGGTTTGGTTGCTGAAAAATCAGAAGAAAGACAGGGACGCAAATAGTAAAGGTACAATGCTTTTACTTAGGGTTCAACTTATTGAATATCACGATAAGTATATGCGATTAGGTGACATTCCATCATACGCTTATGAAAATTTTATGGAAATGTATGATGCTTACCACGCTTTAGGTGGTAATGGGATGATCACAAAAATGATGCATGAAATTGAAGAATTACATTTGAAAAAGAAAGAGGTATAAACATGAAAAATATTAACTGGGTTGTAAGAATTAAAAACAAAGCGTTTTGGGTTGCACTGATTCCTGCTGTACTTCTGTTGATTCAGGTTGTTGCAGCAGTGTTTGGTTATACCCTTGATCTTGGTGATCTTGGTAACAAACTGCTTGATGTGGTTAATGCAGTATTTGCAGTTCTTGTGATTCTTGGTGTTGTAACAGACCCAACAACCAAGGGTATTACTGACAGTGATCAGGCACTTACTTATACAGAACCAAAGAAATAAGAGGTAATCAGCTATGACAAATCAGGAATTTATTGATCAGATTGCAGTGTACATTAAAAAGTACGCTGCAATTTTTGGTATATGCGTACACAGTCCAATCATTGCACAGGCAATCTTAGAGAGTGGGTGGGGCAAGTCAAAACTTGCTGCCACCTATCACAACTATTTTGGTCTTAAGTGCGGTACAAAGTGGACTGGTAAGAGTGTAAACATGAACACACAGGAAGAATATGAACCGGGAGTGTTGACAACGATTGCTGATAATTTCAGGGTCTTTGATTCAATGGAAGAAGGGGTTAAAGGTTACTTTGAATTTATACAGTTATCCCGGTATCAGAATCTTAAGGGAATCACAGACCCTAAGACGTATCTTGAAACAATCAAGGCAGATGGTTATGCAACAAGTTCAGCATACGTTCAGAATAACATGGACTTGGTTGAACAGTACGAACTTACAAAGTATGACAATGAAAAGGGTGATAATATGAGTGACAGACAAAAGCCGGGAAACTGGCTTGCTCAGTATAAAGGAATTGCAGAAGGTAGTGAACAACACAAAGCTATTCTGAAAGTATTTAACGATTCAGGACTTTGTACAAGATATAAAATGACGGTCAATGATGCTTGGTGTGCAACGTCTGTATCAGCAGCTTTTATTGCATCCGGTCTTTCCAACATTTTCCCTTGTGTTGAATGCTCTTGTGAAAACATGATCAACCTTGCTATCAGTGCAGGTATTTGGGTTGAAAATGATGCTTATGTACCTGACGTTGGTGACGTTATCCTGTATGACTGGGATGATAACGGTGTTGGAGATTGTACAGGTTGGAGTGATCATGTTGGTATCGTAGTATCATGTGACGGTTCTACGATCAGAGTCATTGAAGGTAACAAGTCAAACACTGTTGGTTATCGTGATATTGCTGTGAATGGTAAATGCATCAGAGGATTCATCACACCGCATTATGTAGCAGGTGGTTCTACTACACCACAGCCTTCCGGTAAGAAATCAGTTCAGGAAGTAGCTAAAGAAGTATATGCAGGTGAATGGGGTAACAACCCGGAAAGAAAGGAAGCACTGGAAAAAGCCGGGTATGATTATCAGGAAGTTCAGGACGCTGTAAATGCACTTGTAAATGGAAGTACACCGACACCTTCAAAATCTGTACAGGACGTTGCAAAAGAAGTTATCAATGGTCAGTGGGGAAATAACCCTGACCGTCAGAAAAAACTTGAAGCAGCAGGTTACAACTATCAGGAAGTACAGAATGCAGTTAATGCGATCTTAAAAGGAAATGCTGCAACAGACTTGACCGCTATCGCAAAAGAAGTTATTCTTGGTAAGTGGGGTAATGGTCAAGAACGAATTGACCGCCTGAAAGCAGCAGGTTACAGTCCTACAGCTGTACAGAAAAGGGTCAACGAATTAGTATAACAGATGGTTCAGTGGTGGCATTGCCACCGACTTGCCACCATTGCAGACATACAACACAAGAACGCACAAGGCGGTAAAGTCTGAACTATTAAAAAATACTTGATTTTATAGGCTATTTGAGAATGTACAAAGCTGTACAAGGATTTAAAAACAGAACACTTAACAAACGGTGTCGGTGGAGACGGTAGTACTGCTTTCCCACAAAAAGCCAGACGGACATATCAACGTAAAAGTTGAGTTTGGCGAAGGTGAGGGAAAAGTTCCGCTTGATAATATCGCTAAAAGAGCCGAAGAGTACAAGCCCAAGGAACGAGTGACCTACAAAATGATAAAGGAGTACATAGAAGCTAAATACGGCTTCAAAGTACATACCGCATATATCGCAGAGGTAAAGAGAGATTTAGGCTTGCCAATGTATGATGCTCCTAATGCGGTAGAAGAATTGAAACAGCCGAGGAAGCATCCGACAGCGGAGAAAGTGGAAGCGATAAAGGATGCGTTGAAGCATTTTGAGGTAATTTAATAATGATGAGCGTATCATTAAAAACAGTGGTACGCTTATTTTTGTCCCTTTTTGCAGATTTGTCCTTTCCCCTGCTTTCCAATATAATGAAGCTAAAGAAGTGGAGGTGTGCTTATGAGAGAGAAATTTAATCATCTGTATTTGGATAGCCACGAAAGAAAACTTTTGATACATAGCCTTGTAGAGTTAAAAAGTCAGCTCATTCAGCAAGGCAGATATACGGATTGTGTTGACGAGCTTATTTTTAAGGTCATAAATGCACCGACCAAGAGAATGAAAATTGAATATGTCTAAGGCAAATTACAAAGCCGCTTATTCTTATTGATTTTAAGAGTAGGCGGCTTTTTTGCGTTCTCTGGTACTGTTTACATAGCCACCTTGACAAAGTGGCTAAATCTATGCGAAAGGAGGACGCATCTATGTCAAATTGCAAAGTGATTGCTCTGACTAACCAGAAAGGCGGTGTCGGAAAAACAACCACAGCGGTCAATCTGGGTGTAAGTCTGGTACAGCAGGGTAAAAAAGTCCTGCTGATTGATGCCGATGCACAGGCAAATCTCACGATGGCTCTGGGTTATAACAGACCAGACGATATTCCCATAACGCTTTCTACTGTGATGCAGAACATCATAGACGATAAAACGCTTGATGTTTCACAGGGTATTATTCACCATAGCGAGGGCGTTGACCTGCTTCCGTCAAACATTGAGATGTCGGGCTTTGAGGTAAGGCTAATCAATGCAATGAGCCGTGAGCGTGTGCTGAAAACCTATGTCAATGAGGTTAAAAAGAATTACGACTATGTGCTTATTGACTGTATGCCGAGCTTAGGTATGATAACCATCAATGCTCTGGCGGCGGCTGACAGCGTGATTATCCCGACACAGCCCCACTATCTCTCGGCTAAAGGTCTGGAGCTTTTGCTTCGCTCCGTATCAATGGTCAAGCGGCAAATCAATCCAAAGCTGCGGATAGACGGTATCTTAATGACTATGGTAATGCCCCGTACCAACATTTCTAAGGAGATTACGGCAACGGTCAAAAGTGCATACGGTCAGAAAATCAAGGTGTTTGATACCGAGATACCTCATTCTATCCGTGCGGTGGAAGCTACCGCAGAAGGCAAAAGTATTTTTGCTTACGACAAAAGCGGCAAGGTTGCCGCAGCCTATGAGCAGTTAGGAAAGGAGGTGGCAGAGATTGGCGAGAAGCAGAGAAACCAAAATCGAGCTGACCGCATACGATGACCTTTTCCAAACGGACGAAAGCCGTGAGGAAGCAAAGCTCTCTAAGATAAGGGATATTCCCATATCGGAGATTGACGAGTTTCCAGACCACCCGTTCAAGGTTTTAATGGACGAGGATATGGAACAGCTTGTCGAGAGTATCAAGCGAAACGGTGTAATGACCCCTGCGACAGTTCGCTTAAAAGAGGACGGACGGTATGAGCTTATCAGCGGTCACAGGCGAAAAAAGGCTTGTGAACTTGCGGGGCTTGAAACGCTGAAATGCGAGGTTAAAGAGCTTACCCGTGACGAAGCCATTATTGTGATGGTGGAAAGTAATCTCCAACGCTCCGTTATTCTACCAAGTGAAAAAGCCTTTGCGTATAAAATGCGGTTGGAAGCTATGAAACGACAGGCAGGCAGACCCGCAAAAGAAAATTATTCCCCAGTGGGTAATAATTCTGAGTTCGCTACTTCAAGTGATGAACTTGCCGAAAAAGTCGGTGAAAGCAAAAATCAAATCTTCCGCTATATCCGTCTAACGGAGCTTGTGCCCGAAATCCTGCAAATGGTAGATGAAAGGCAGATTGCTTTTCGTCCTGCGGTTGAAATTTCCTATCTGACCGAGGAACAGCAATACACCCTGCTTGAAGCAATGGAGTACAACGATGCTACCCCGTCATTGGCACAGGCTATCAAAATGAAGAAGTATAACCAAGACGGCAAGCTCACTTCCGAGGTTATCCAGTCCATTATGGAGGAAGAAAAGCCCAACCAGAAGGAAAAATCTGCTTTCCGTGACGAGAGGATAACCAAGCTCATTCCCAAGACTGTTCCCAGAGGGCAGGAAACGGATTTTGTTGTCAAAGCGTTGGAGTTTTATAACCGACACTTGCAGCGGAACAAGGCTCACGAGAGATAGCCACACACCGAGGGCGAGGTCTGCCTTTTTGAGTGGATAGCCATTATTTTGGCTTCCCCCTCTCCACACCTCACCCCCTAACTACTGCCAGTAACTATCCGAGAAAAGAAATACTTTAAGCTGTCCATAACGGGCAGCTTTTTCGGTCAGTAAGGCAAAATATTCAATCCAAATTACAGGAGGTAACTATGAAAATCCCTAAATTATTCAAAAAGGCTGCGGCTTTTGTAATGGCTGCGGTCACGGCATTATCCATAATGCCTGCGACGGCGTTTGCTGCGGGTGACATCGGGACGATTTCCTTTTCCCACACCTATGACAGCAACGGTAATGCGATGAGGTACAATTCCAGTGCGAATATCGGCGGCTATACCGCAGGCGGAACGGGAAATTACAAGTACCGTATGTTTGTGGACGGAGAGAATGCATTTTGTATTCAGCCGGGAGTACCGCTGAAAACAGGAAACACCTTGAAAAAGGCTTCCTCTGATACTTGGAACGCCCTTTCAGCCAATCAGAAAAAGGCGGTTGGACTTGCCCTGCTCTATGGGTATCAGGGCAACCGAAATAATCTGTCGGGAAGTGATGATGAAAAATGGCTTGCCACGCAGACCCTCGTATGGGAGTTTGTCACAGGCTGCCGTGAAGCCACAGGCTCATATAACCAGACAAGCACCACCGTTTACAGCCTGCACTTCGGTTCAAATTATGCCAACAGCGGAGCAAGGGCAGTGTATGACCAGATTGTTGCAATGCTGCGTGAGCATAACACCATTCCGAGCTTTATGTCGGGCGGTAAGAATGACATCACAAAGGAGCTTGCCTACAAGGACGGAAAGTACAGCATCACATTGACGGACAGCAACGGCGTCCTTTCCGATTACAGCTTTTCAAGCTCTGACAGCAATGTGAGTGTATCGAAGTCTGGAAATAAGCTGACAATCAGCTCCACCGTAGCTATCAGCGGTTCTGTCCGCATTACGGCAAAGAGGAACAATGTGCCGACTGTCAGCAGCAGTGCAAAGCTCATTGCCTATGGCGACCCGAACTTGCAGGATTTGGTAACAGGTGTGGAGAATGCTGATACCGTGTCTGCATATATCAATATCGAAACGCCGACAGGCACGATTGCCCTCAAAAAGACTTCTGAGGACGGAGTTGTGGAGGGTATCTCTTTTACAATCAAAGGTGATAACTTCAATAAGACAGTTAAGACAGGAAAGGACGGCTCTGTCTCCGTGGAGGGATTATTCCCTGGCACTTATACCGTCACAGAACAGTCCATTGACCGTTATGAGCCGCAGAAAACCCAGACCGTGACCCTTATTGGAGGAAAAACCTCTACTGTGACCTTCAGCAATACTTTGAAGCGTGGCAGTCTGGAAATCGTCAAGACTTCCGAGGACAATCTGGTGGAGGGAATGAAATTCCACCTTTACGGCACATCTTTAAGCGGCTTGCCTGTTGACGAGTATGCCGTGACTGATAAAAACGGTCTGGCAAAGTTTGAAAATGTCCTTATCAGCGGCGATACCCCGTATGTGGTTGAGGAAGTGGATACCGCAGTCCGCTATGTCGTTCCTGCTTCCCAGACAGCTCCGATTGAATGGAACAAGGTCACAAAACGCAGCTTCGATAATGTATTGAAGAAATTCCAAGTGACTGTGACAAAGACCGATGCAGAAACAGGTTCTCCGCAGGGCGACGCTTCTCTTGCGGGTGCGGTTTACGGCATTTATAAGGGTGAGGAACTGATTGACACCTACACGACTGATGAAAACGGTCAGTTTACGACCAAGTATTATATCTGTGATAATGATTGGACTGTCCGTGAAATCAGCCCGTCCGAGGGGTATCTTCTGGATACTGCAATCCACAAGGTAGGTGCAGAACCAGAGTTATACACGGTAGAGCTGAACAGTACCGCAAACGATGTGAATGAACAGGTCATCAAAGGCAATATCGCAATCACCAAGCATACGGACAACGGAGAAACCCAGATTGAAACACCTGAAGAAGGTGCGGTATTTGAAGTGTTCCTCAAATCCGCAGGCAGCTATGAAAATGCAAAGGAAACCGAGCGTGATGTGTTGACCTGTGACGAGAACGGCTTTGCCCAGACAAAGGATATGCCGTATGGCATTTATACCGTCCGTCAGACCTCTGGTTGGGAGGGACGTGAACTGATGAAAGATTTTGATGTGTTTATCAGCAAGGACGGTCAGACCTACCGCTACCTTATCAACAACGCTAACTTTGAGAGCTATATCAAAATCGTAAAGAAAGATGTGGAAACAGGTAATACAATCCCGTATGCAGGTGCAGGCTTCCAGATTTACGACCCAAATGGAAACCTTGTGACTATGACTTTCACTTATCCCGAAGTGACGACCATTGACACCTTCTATACTACGGCAGACGGCGACCTTATCACACCGCAGACGCTGGAATACGGCAAAGGCTATTCCCTCGTGGAAGTGCAAGCCCCGTATGGGTATGTCTTAAATTCCGAGCCTATTTATTTTGATGTGGTGCAGGAAAATTCCGAGGAAGAAAGCGGCATTACCGTTATTGAGGTAGTACGCTCCAATATGGCACAGAAAGGTACAATTACAGTAGAAAAGTCTGGCGAGGTATTCAGCTCCGTGGCAGGCGATAAGGGATTGTATCAGCCGATTTTCTCTGTCAGAGGTCTTGAGGGTGCAGTCTATGAGATTACCGCAGCCGAGGATATTGTCACTCTGGACGGAACGGTCAGAGCCAAAAAGGGCGAGGTTGTGGATACCGTTACGACAGGAAAGGACGGTACAGCAAAATCCAAAGAATTGTATCTCGGAAAATATGAGGTTAAGGAAATCACAGCTCCGTATGGAATGGTGCTGAATGAGGAAGTCCATTCTGTTGAGCTTGTGTATGCAGGACAGAATGTTGATGTAACGGAAACGGGTACTTCTTTCTATAATGAGAGACAGCGTGTTGAAATCGACCTCATCAAGAGCCTTGCCATTGATGAAGCCTATGGCATTGGCAAGAACGGGGAAATCTTTGATGTGACCTTTGGCTTGTATGCGGCGGAGGAACTCACAGCCGCAGATGGAAAGACCATTCCTGCGGACGGTCTGATTGAGGTCATTTCCCTTGATGAAAGCGGTCACGGGAAAGCTATCAGCGACCTGCCGATGGGCAGCTATTATGTGCAGGAAATCACGACCAACTCCACATATATTGTCAGCGATGCAAAATATCCTGTTATTTTTGAATACGCAGGACAGGATACCGAAACTGTCCGCATCACAGCCAATGAGGGCGAAGCTATCACAAATGACATTATTTACGGCTCTGTAAGCGGTAAGAAATCTAATGAGGACGGAAAGGCTCTGGGAGGTGCAGTTATCGGTATCTTTAAGACAGGAACTACCGAGTTTACAAAGGAAAATGCGATTGCCGCTACCACATCAAAAGATGATGGTAGTTTTTCTTTTGCCAAAGTGCCGTATGGAACTTGGATAATCCGTGAAATCGAAAGCCCGAAGGGATATGTACTCTCCGAGGAAGAAATCGCCGTGACTATAGGCAAGGTGGACGAAGTTGTGGAAATCGAACTTGTCAACTACTTCATTAAGGGCAACATCGCTTTGACAAAGGTTGATGAGGATTATCCCGACAACAAGCTGTCTGGTGCGGTATTTGAGGTTTACTCCGATACTAATGGCGATGGGAAACTGGATAAAGACGATACGTTGCTTGGCGAAATGAAAGAACTTGACGGCGGCGTTTACCAGATGAGTGAACTCCGCTACGGCAAATATCTGGTAAAGGAAACCAAAGCTCCGACAGGCTTTGTACTTGATGAAAATGTGTATTCCGTATCCGTTGAGGAGAACGGCAAGACCTACACCGTGGAAAATAAGGCGGGTGTAGGATTTATCAATGCAGCACAGAAAGGCTCTCTTAAAATTGTAAAGACTTCCTCTGACGGTAAGGTGGAGGGCTTCTCTTTCCGTGTGACAGGCGTGGACTATGACCAAACCTTTAAGACAGATAAGAACGGAGAAATCGTGATTGAGGGCTTGCGGATTGGCGACTATACCGTATCCGAAGTAAGTGACAAGGCTTCCGCAGGATATATCCTGCCTGCCGATAAACAGGCAACGGTCAAGGTGGACGCTACGGCTATCGTGCAGATGCACAATGAGTTCAGGGATACCCCGAAAACAGGCGATGACTTCAATCTGGGCTTATGGGTAAGCCTTGCAGCTCTGTCTGTTGTCGGTGCGGGCGTTCTCGGATTTGTCAGCTATAAGAACAGAAAGAAGAAAAAGGAGGACTAATTGATGGACGCTAAAACCATTATCGCAATCGTGCTTGTCGTGTTCATTGTGGGTGCGGCGGTATGGCTGAATATCCGTAACAGAAAGAATAAGTAAGTGGTTGGGGCGGCTGAAAGATGCCGCCCTTTCCTTTATGGAGGTAAAGATGAGAAACCTAAAAACCATTGAAAAGAAAGTCAGAGCTGTTCTGGAAAAGAATGAAGATGCCAGAAATGACGATATGGTGCTGTATCTTGCACTTTGTAATGCCTGTCTGAAGGATGCAGGGGCAATGCCGCTTGCAGAGATAATGACGCAGCACAAATATCTCGGTCTGCCGAGTTTTGAGAGCGTCAGCAGGACACGCCGCAAGCTGCAGGCACAGCATCCAGAGCTTGCAGGGAGTCACCCTGTGCAAAAAATGAGAGCCACGGGCGAAAAAGCCTATCGGCGTTATGCCAAAGAATAGAGAGGTGCTTATGGACGAAGAAAAACGCTCCAATCAGAACTATGAAATCATCGAGAGCTGTACTATCGGGAGTACAGAGCTTGTCATCGGTCACAATCCCAACGCACCCAATCCTTATGTGTGTTGGTACTGCAAGGGCGGCTCAAATTATTTCTGGGGTTATTACACGAATGAGCTTGATGCTGCACGGCAAAAGCTGAATGAACGATACCAGTCAGAGTGCCGTATGCCCTATAATCAGCCTTCCCAGAAGGAGAAAAACGGTGATGACCGTGAGCGATAAAATAAAATATGACTGCACGACCTGTCCTTATCCCCGATATAAGGATGGGTCAGTTATTTTCTGCGATGTCTGTATTCGCAAGATTTTAGACGAGCAGAAAGAGAAAAAGGAAAGAAAGGAGCAGCCGAATGAGTAATGAAATAAAGACAAGACCTTTAACCCCGACAGAACAGAAATACACCTATGCCCAAAGTATGCAGCTTGAGGGGCAGACAGGCACTATCGGGCATCTGCGTGGTGACTTTGCCACGACGGGCTATGGCTTTTACACCACTTGGTTTGATACTAGACCACAATGGAAATCTGACGAATTTAAGGCAGACCTTGATACGGTCATCAATGCTTTACGGGAGGATAAAGGGCTTTTGCATAACCGCTATGATATGAGTGCGTTTGCAAGGCATTTTCCCGAAAGTGCTATCAAGGGTAACTATTGTACGGAGTACGGTTTCCGTGTGGATACGGAGAAACACGCTTTTCTGCTTCGGTGCAATCCCGCCAAAGGCGACTATAATTTTTACTGCTATTGTTATGTGAAGGAATGGCTTGATAAGCATATCCAGAAAGCAGAACAAGGTATCCGATTTATTGACCCTCAATATAAAGAACTGTTCCGTATCCCAGACGGCGGAAAGGTCATTGTCACAACCTCTTGGGGAGAGAAACGGGAGTATCCCTGCCGCTTCATTGATGAATACCATACCGAAGTCGGCAGCAATCTGTACCACATCTGCGAGTTTGCCGAGCGTATGCAGAAAAACGGGGCGACCTATGAGCCGAAACCTGCGGAACAAACGTCGCAGAAAACACCGAAGCACAAGGATTTAGAACGATAAGGAGGATTTAGAATATGGCTGTTAATCAGAAAGCCGTCAAGGTCTTGAATAAGGTCTTGGAAGCAGGTTTTACCGATGAAAAGGCGATTGCCGCTATGACTATGGACGATATTCTTTCTATGCAGGGCATCACGGTTGGGGATATTACCCTCATCAATGACCTGCAAAAGAGCATTAAATCGAACAAGATCATTTCTTTTCTTGGCGGTGATGCGGAGTGAGTAAACAGAAATATTTGAAACAGAAACGATAAGGAGGTGTAGGTTGAATGGCTGCGAAGTATCAGCTAATCACAGAGCTGTATCGGCGTACAGGCGTTGCGGTTGCAAAAAATCCGCAGGCGTGGCAGGGCTTTCTGTCCTCTGCCTGCCGCAACTATAAATGCCGTTATGACGAACAGCTTTTAATATACGCCCAACGCCCCGATGCTGTCGCCGTTGCGAAGCTCGAAACTTGGAACAGGCAGTTCAAGCGTTGGGTCAATAAGGACAGCAAGGGTATTGCCGTATTTGACCCGAAAGGTCGCAGGAATACGCTGAAATACTATTTTGATGTGTCCGACACCCACGAGGGCTATTATGGCAGCCGCCCTGTTCCGATATGGCAGATGGATGAGCGATACGAGCAGGCTGTTATGGAAAGGCTCTCGGACAGGTTTGGAGATGTGGAAAGCACTGACCTTGCTTCTGCCCTAATGGAAACGGCAAAGAACGCCGTGGAGGACAATCTGCAAGACTATTTTTCTCAGTTAAAGGACTGCACGAAAGACAGCTTTTTGGAAGAACTGGACGACTTTAATATAGAAGTCATTTACAGGCGGCTGGCAGCAAACAGCGTTGCTTTTATGCTGATCAGCCGCTGCGGTCTGGATACGAATGAGTTTTTTGACCGTGATGATTTTGCGGATATTGTAAATTTCAATACCCCTGCAACGATAAACGCCATCGGCGTTGCCACGAGCGATATTGCGGAAATGGCGTTACGGGAAATCTCACAGTCTATCCGAAATGTGCAAATGGCGGAAAAAGACCAGAATCGCACCTTTGCACAAAGAACGCAGGCTCAGTATGATAAAGGCAGACAACAACCCGAAAGGAGCGAATACAATGAGCAAAATCACTTACAGCAGACAGGGGGATTATCTTATTCCCGACCTAACATTACCGACAGAGCCAGAGCTTCCGCTTGGCAGGTACGCTTTGATGCACAGGGATTATCTGGAGAAGCACAAGCGAGTGACCTATCTCAATCTGCTGACATCGGGCAGGCTGAACGGGCATCTGCACGAGGTAGAGCAGACAGCACTCCAGAGTTTGGAGCTTCTGACGAAGCAGCTCTCAGCCGAGCAGGGCGTGACAGAGGAACTGAAAGAGAAAGCACCGATGCAGTGGGTCGGACTGATGAACAACATCCGCAGCCAAGCGGAGGAAGTGATACTGACCGAACTGATTTACAAGTAAGCGTTGCCAAAGAGGATGAGGTTAGGGTCAATCTTCCAACCGTAGATGAACAAATCGAAATGATAGCAAAAGCAGAGGACGAAAATGCCTCTGCTTTTGCTATTTCCAAAGAAGATATTGACTCCGTGCTTCAGAAAGGCAGTGGCGTTGCGGACGGAAAATACCGCATCTACCGCCAATTCCAAAAGGGCGAGGACAGACAGAAAAATATTGAATTCCTTAAAAATGAGTATGGAACGGGCGGCGGTACGCACATCTTCCCCGATGGTTTCAGCGGTCATTCTTGGCATGACAGCAAAGGTCTTGCCATTGACCGAAACGGCACTTATACCAATCACGACCTTGTGTTGAAATGGTCACAGGTTGAAAAGCGTCTGCGTGAGCTGATTAAGGATAACCGCTATCTTAATCCGAAAGAAAAAGACCATTATGCCGATTATCTGGAGAGCGTGTCAGCTCCCCAATATGAGATTGACACCCAGAGGAAAATAGCAAGGCAGCGTTTTATTGACGCCCACCGTGACTTGCCGCTTGCCGACAAACGGGATACCCTTGCTTTGCGGCTATCTGACTTTATCCGTGACTTGGACAGGTACGAAAAAGACCTGTTATCTGTTGTGGGACGAGGCGACCTTGCAGATGTTACCGCCGAGCAAATGGAACAGCACTTATCCGACCCCTCAACTGTTCAACAGCTCATAGACTTTCTTGCACAGGTACAATGGAAAACGACCTCAGTTTTCAGCCGTAGTAATGGGTGGAAGTTTACCGAGGAATTAAGGGAGCTGTACCCACTTTGCTACCTCTACAATGAGAGCGATGTGGTGTATATCGGTGCGGATAAATATGAGATTGCAACACTTACCGAGGAAAAGGTCTATCTGCAAAATGCCGAGTTCCCTATCTTGGGGCAGGAATACAGCCGAGCCGACTTTGAAGAAAAGCTAACGGAAAATCCTGCAAACGACCATCTGAAGGTGGTCGTAACCGAGAAACAGAGGACAGAAGCACCGTCCGAGAAAAAGCAGGACGGAATACAGTTTTCTATCGGTTTTTCCGAACACCCTGCCTTTTATGACAGACAGCTTAATGACCGCTATACGGATTTGAGCTTTGCTCTGGGTAATAAGTTGCTTGGTATTTTGGACGAGAAACAGCACCGTGAGCGTGAGGGCGATAAAAATATCGGGTGGTATCACAAGACAGATTTTGTTATCAAGGCTGTTATCGGCGGCGAGGAATTTAACTATGAAGGGCGGTTTGATATTGGCGATGGTGAGGGCGATTTAATTGCCCACATTAAGAATTTTTACGATTATGCCTTATCGCCAAAGGGCGAACAGCTATATGGAGATGACCGAGAAAGCTTGCTCCGTGGCAGAGATGAGTTTATCCCATTCTTGGAACAGCACACCGAGCTGACCCAAGAGGACGAGAAGCTCCTTGATGAGATTATGGCTACCGAAAGTGATTGGTACAGGACAGCCGAGGAAGCCGAAGAAAAACCACAGGTGTATGCCGATAAACTGAATGGCTCAGAAGCTCCTGCCATTGAAACGGAGCAATCCACAGACGACCTCATAGGCAGGGAAATCATCATAGACAACCGTAAATATCTTATTGAGAGCATCGGGAAAATCAGCGGCGATGTGTCCCTGCGTGACATCACATTCCAGAACAATGTGGGTTTTCCGATAAACCGAGTGGAGAAAATCGAATATATCCAAAAGCTATTGGAACAGGAAAAAACCGAATTACCACCCGAAGAAAAAACAGAAGCTCCTGCCACAGACCGTCATAATTTCCGTATTACCGATGACGCCATCGGTGTCGGCGGAGCAAAAGAAAAGTTCCGTAACAATATGGCGGCAATCAACCTGCTGCACGAGCTTGAAATAGAAAACCGCCTTGCCACACCCAAAGAACAGGAAGTCCTGTCTCGGTATGTCGGTTGGGGCGGTCTTTCTATGGCATTTGATGAACACAATGCAGCGTGGGCGGAGGAATTTAAGGAGCTATATGCCAGCCTATCCCCAGAGGAATACCGTGCCGCTATGGAGTCAACGCTGACCGCTTTTTATACGCCGCCTGTTGTTATCAAGGCGATGTATGACGCACTTGACCGCCTGGGCTTTTCACAGGGAAATATCTTGGAGCCGTCCTGCGGGACAGGCAATTTCTTTGGTCTGCTTCCCGAAAGTATGCAAAACAGCAAGCTCCACGGCGTGGAAATCGACTCTCTCACAGGCAGGCTTGCAAAGCAGCTCTACCCAAAAGCGAACATTGCCATTGAGGGCTTTGAGAAAACGAATCTCCCAGACGACCATTTTGATGTAGTCCTCGGCAATGTGCCTTTTGGGGAGATAAGGGTCAATGACAGCCGATACAACGCCCAGAAGTTCCTCATACACGACTACTTTTTCGCAAAGGCTCTGGATAAAGTCCGTGCCGGCGGCGTTGTGATGTTCATCACCTCAAAGGGTACGATGGATAAAGCAAGCCCAGAGGTACGCAAGTATATTGCCCAGAGAGCCGAGCTTTTAGGTGCTATCCGACTGCCAGACAACACCTTTAAAGCAAACGCAGGCACGGAGGTCACGAGCGATATTCTTATCCTGCAAAAGCGTGACCGAGTGATGGATATAGAGCCAGACTGGGTACACCTTGATACGGACGAAAACGGTATTACGATGAACAGATATTTTGTCGAACACCCCGAAATGGTGTTGGGCGAAATAAAGATGGAAAGCACACGCTTTGGTACTTTTGAGCCTGTTTGTAAAGCCCGTAAGGATATACCACTTTCCGAGCTTCTGTCCAATGCAGTTCAGCGGATAAACGGCGAAATCCCAGAGCTTGATAATGGGGTTGATGAAATCTCCGATGAGCAGGAGCTTTCCGTTCCTGCTGACCCGAATGTGCGTAACTTCTCTTTTACTCTGGTGGACGGCAGGGTTTATTTCCGAGAGAATGACCGTATGCAACCTGCTTCTGTGTCGATGACCGCAGAAAATCGCATTAAGGGACTTATCCAAATCCGTGACTGTGTGCGTAAGCTCATTGAGTATCAGACCGAGGATTACCCAGAGGAAATGATATGCACCGAGCAGGAAAACCTCAACCGTCTGTATGATGTTTATACCGCAAAATACGGTCTAATCAACAGCCGAGGAAACTATCTTGCTTTTGCTTCAGATGAGAGCTACTTCCTTTTATGTTCTCTGGAGGTGCTTGATGATGAGGGCAACTTCAAACGGAAGGCGGATATGTTCACGAAGCGGACTATCAAGCCCCACCGAGAAGTAACTTCGGTTGAAACAGCAAGTGAAGCCCTTGCCCTCTCTATCGGGGAGAAAGCCCGTGTTGATTTGCCTTATATGGAGCAGCTCACAGGCAAAACGCAGGCTGAGCTTGTGCAGGATTTACAAGGTGTTATCTTCAAAGTACCGAACTGTGAGCCTGTTTCCTATGCAGCCGCAGACGAGTATCTGTCGGGAAATGTCCGAAACAAGCTGACGGTTGCGGAGCTTGCTGCGAAGAATGACCCAGAGCTTGCAGTCAATGTGGATGCCTTGAAAAAGGTCATTCCCAAAGACCTCTCGGCGGCGGAAATCTCTGTCCGTCTGGGTGCGACTTGGATACCGCAGGACGATATACAGCGGTTTGTGATGGAGCTTTTAACTCCGTCAAGCTATGCCGCAGGCAGATTAAAGGTACGATACACCCCGATAAACGGAGACTGGTTCATAGAGAATAAAAGCTCCGATATGGGGAATGTAAAGGCGGACAGCACTTATGGTACGAAAAGAGCTTCCGCCTATCGCATTATTGAGGACACCTTAAATCTGCGTGATACCCGTATCTTTGATTATGTGTATGACGAACACGGCAATAAAAAAGCGGTGTTCAATGCAAAGGAAACTACGGCGGCACAGGCGAAGCAGGAAGCCATCAAGCAGGCGTTTCAGGATTGGATATGGAAAGACCCAGAACGGCGAAACCGCCTTGTCCGTTATTACAACGACACTTTTAACTCTGTGCGACCCCGTGAGTATGACGGAAGCCATATCACTTTCGGAGGTATCAGCCCAGAAATCACACTAAGACACCATCAAGTCAATGCCATCGCCCATATCCTTTATGGCGGCAATACGCTCCTTGCCCATAAGGTGGGAGCAGGCAAAACCTTTGAAATGGTAGCCGCCGCACAGGAAAGCAAATGGCTCGGCTTATGCCAGAAATCCATGTTTGTTGTGCCAAATCATCTTGTCGGTCAGTGGGCTTCCGAGTATCTGCGGCTCTATCCGAGTGCAAATATACTTGTGACAACAAAGCGGGATTTTGAAACGGGAAACCGCAAGACGTTCTGCGGCAGGATTGCCACAGGCGACTATGACGCAGTCATTATCGGGCATTCGCAGTTTGAAAAAATCCCGATGAGCATAGAACGCCAGAGGGAGCAGTTGGAAAAGCAGCTTGATGATATTGAGCGTGGCATTGACGATGTGCAGGCTTCCAAAGGAGAGCAGTTCACGGTCAAACAGCTAATGAAAACCCGAAAGGCAATCAAGACGAAGCTCGAAAAACTCAACGACACCAAGCGTAAGGATACGGTTATCGACTTTGAACAGCTCGGCGTTGACAGGCTTTTCATTGATGAGAGCCATTTTTATAAGAATTTGTACCTCTACACCAAGATGCGGAATATAGGCGGTATCGCCCAGACCGAAGCCCAGAAATCAAGCGACCTCTTTATGAAGTGCCGCTATTTGGACGAAATCACGGGCAACCGTGGCACGGTTTTCGCAACGGGTACGCCTGTTAGCAATTCAATGGTTGAGCTGTACTCCGTTCAGAGGTACTTGCAGTATGACACCCTTGCACAGAACGGTTTGCAGCATTTTGACAGTTGGGCTTCTACCTTTGGAGAAACGGTTACAGCTCTGGAATTAGCACCCGAAGGCACGAATTACCGAGCCAAGACGAGGTTTGCCAAGTTCTATAACCTGCCAGAGCTGATGCAGATGTTCCGTGAGGTGGCGGATATTCAGACCGCCGATATGCTAAAGCTCCCCGTGCCAAAAGTCAATTACCACAATATTAAGACCAAGCCGAGCGAGATGCAGACTGAGATGGTAGCTTCCCTTGCGAAGCGGGCTGAGAAAGTCAGGGCAAGGCTTGTCGAGCCAAACATCGACAATATGCTCAAGATAACCAATGACGGACGGAAACTGGCTCTTGACCAGAGAATGATTGACCCGATGCTGCCAGATGACCCAGACAGTAAAGTCAATGCCTGCGTGGATAATGTGTACCGTATCTGGGAGGAACACGCCGATACCAAAGCGACACAGCTTGTGTTCTGCGACCTGTCCACCCCGAAAAATGACGGTACTTTCAATGTCTATGACGATATGAGGGAGAAACTGATAGCCCGTGGTATCCCTGCGGAGCAGATATGCTTTATTCACGAAGCGACCACCGATGCACAGAAAAAAGAGTTGTTCGGCAAGGTCAGAAGCGGCGAAGTCCGTGTGCTGTTCGGCTCTACTCCTAAGATGGGAGCAGGTACGAATGTGCAGGACAGGCTCATAGCAATCCATAACCTTGATTGTCCGTGGCGTCCTTCCGACCTTGAACAAAGGCAGGGGCGTATTGAAAGGCAGGGCAATATGTTCCCAGAGGTGGAGGTTTACCGTTATGTGACAGAGCAAACTTTTGATGCCTACCTCTATCAGTTGGTGGAGAGCAAGCAGAAATTTATCAGCCAGATAATGACGAGCAAAAGCCCTGTCCGTTCTGCTGAAGATGTGGACGAGGTTGCCCTGTCCTTTGCGGAGGTTAAAATGCTTGCCACAGGCGATGCCCGTTTTAAGGAAAAGATGGATTTGGATATACAGGTATCAAAGCTTCGAGTGTTAAAGCAGAGTTATCTTTCCGAACATTACGACCTTGAGGACAGGGTGCTGAAATACTATCCCCAGACCATTAAGGAGTATGAGGAACGCATTGCAGGCTATGAAAATGATGCAGCATTTGCCGAGCAGCACAAGCCGCAGGGTGAGGATAAGTTCTGCCCGATGACCCTAAAAGGTATGACCTACACCGAAAAGGCAGACGCAGGCGAGATGCTCCTTGCAATCTGCAAGGATTATCCGATGTCCGCACCTACCGAAATCGGCAGCTACCGAGGTTTCCGAATGGAGATTTATTATGATACTGTCAATGCCCATTACTGTATGAACCTCTGCGGAAAGGCAAAGCATAAGGTGGATTTAGGTGCTGATGCCCTCGGAAATCTGACCCGAATTGAAAACGAGCTGTCAAAGCTCCCTGCTAGACTGGAAGCTGCCAAGACCAAAAAGGCGGAAACTATCGTACAGCTTGAAACCGCAAAGGAGGAAATCAAGAAGCCTTTTGCCTTTGAAGATGAGCTGAAAGAAAAAACAGAACGGCTGAACGCTCTTAACATTGAGCTGAATCTAAATGAAAAAGATACTTCCGTTATGGATACTGAGCCAGAGCAGACAGAAGAACAGCCCGAAAGAAAATGTGCAAGTCGGGAGAGATAATGCGGTTTGCATATTTGTATTGCTGATTTCTGGGAAGTATAATAGGTGTAGATTAGTAAATGTCGGAGGTGAAAGGTGTGCTTGATAATTTCAGATTTGAAACCTTTGTTGATGTGCATAGCAACATCTTTGCTGAATATCTAAGCTCCGTTATCGCAAAGCTGCCCAAAGAAAATCCAGAATACCGTTCCATAGAGGAAAGGATAGAGGAACTCTACAAGGAGTATCCAAAAGTGATGGAGGCTCTGGATACGGAAAAGCCGAGCGATTTATCCGAGCAGGAGTGTAAGGCTTTGATAGAAGTTTTGGAGCTTCGGAACAGGCTCAGCGATATGCAGCAGGAAGCAATCTATTTCAGAGGGTGCTATGACAGCGTTGGGTATCTCAAAAAGGCAGGAATTTTATAACCGAGAACGGCGGCATTGGCGTGGAGCTGATGCCGCTTTTACATAGCCGCAGAGGTGGAAAAATTCATAAAAATGTGGTATGATTTTTAAATCAGTAAGGAGGTGACAGTTTATGAGTGTTATCTTTGGAATAAAAGAAAATAACCGTATAATTATTGCAGGCGATAAGCGAGGGTCAAGTATTGACGGGAAAACTTTGTCAGATGATTTAGACAAAGTCCTTATGATAAATGACCATTTAGCTTTTTCAAGTGCAGGTAACGCAGCTATTGAAAAGGCTATTTCAATAGATTTGAACAAGGCGACAAATAAAGATTGCCTAACTACCGATGATTTACTTGATATTATAAAAGCATTTTATAAGCGAGTAGCCGATACAAATTGTGATGCTATATTAGCTTTGCCGTTCTATTTTCTCATAGCAGGTAAAGGGCGTGACGGTAATGCAAGCCTAATATCGGGAGGTAATATCAAGGGTCGTTTAGATGCAAAAGATGTTCCAATGGCTCTTTTTCCACCTGCCGATGCAAAAATGCAGGAGTGCTGCGATTGCTTTGCAAAAAATTATAAGTTGCATAATTCAGAGTTTGTAGAAAAAACAATTAAGGAAATTGCGAATATTAGTAATTTGGTAAGCCCTACGGGTAACAAATGGATTTATAATATCGCAACAGAAAAAGGGATGCTTTTTTCATTCTAAAAGAACTATATTTTACATAGCCGAGAGGTTTTCATTTAACGAAAGCCCTCGGCTATTTCTATTTTCAGGAGGTGATTTTATCCATTGAGAACTAACCGACCCTATGTGCAGATTGACCCTGATGTGCTTGAACGGGTACGACAGATTGACCTGTTATTCTATCTGCGGGAGTTTGAGCCGAGCAATCTCGTTAAGGTCAAAGGCACAAGCAATGTGTACTGTACAGCAGAACACGACAGCTTAAAGATTTCCAACGGCAAATGGTATTGGTGGTCGAGAGGTTTCGGCGGCTATTCTGCCCTCGATTATCTTATCAAAGTCAAGGAATATGACTTTGTGGAAGCCGTGGAAATTCTCACGGGACAGACTATGGCGGACTGGAAGCCACCCCCTACTCCCAAGAAAGATGAGCCGAAAGTTCTGCTCCTGCCGCCAAAAAATAAGGATTGTAACAGAGTGATACAGTATCTTTTCGGGCGTGGTATTGACCATCAGCTCATACAGGAGTGTATCTCAGATGGCACGCTCTATGAGAGTGCCGATTATCACAATGCTGTTTTTATCGGCAAAGACGAAAGCGGAACACCGAAATATGCCGCCCTGCGAGGCACTCTCGGCAGCACTTTCAAGCAGGACGCATCGGGCAGCGACAAGCGGTATTCGTTCCGACTTCTGGCAAAGAAGCCTGCGGATACCGTGCATTTATTTGAAGCTGCTATTGATTTACTGTCCTATGCCACTTATCTGAAATGCGAGGGCAAGGACTACAAATCGGAAAGTTTCCTCTCTTTATCGGGCGTGTATCAGCCAAAGAAAGAGATGAAGGACAGCAAAATCCCCATAGCTCTCACAACTTTTTTGAGTGCCAATCCACAAATTAAGACCATAGTTCTGCATCTGGATAATGATAAGGTAGGCAGGCTTTGTACCGCTACTTTGAAAGAACTGTTGCAGAAAGACTACAAAATCGTTGATGATCCACCGCCTGTCGGCAAGGACTTCAACGATTTTTTGTTGTCCTATCTGAAAATTGCAAGACCTATGCCCAAGCGTGAAAGGAGTGATGCCCGTTGATTGTATAGCAGTTTTTCCCCAGAAAGACACCGAAACCAAATCAAAATTTAATGCTGAAAGCGAGGAATGAACCATTGAAAAAGTATGATGTAACCCTTACTGCCCATTACCGAAAGACCGTTTGCGTCTATGCGGAAAGCCCCGAACAGGCAAAGGAAAAGACAAAAATTATCCTGTTCGATACCGACCTTATCAACTTTACCGATGATGATTTTGTCTGCGGTGAAGCCGATATTACCGAGCAGAGAGAGGACGGTCTTGACGGTGCGGGCGAGAATACACTACAGGAAAATGAAGATTGTTCGGACTGCCCGTACTTCTGCCCTGTGTGCAGTGAGGGTATGTATGAGGACGATTGCGAAGAATGA